GGGTGGCCAGGCTTTGACAAGAAACTATTTGGCGGATTCAACAGAGGCGAGTTGAATATTTTTGCAGGTGGTTCTGGTGCAGGTAAGAGTTTGTTCTTACAGAACATGGCAATCAACTGGGCAGAAGCAGGATTAAATGTTGTGTATATTACACTTGAGTTGAGTGAACTGTTGACTTCAATGAGACTTGATGCAATGATGTCTAGCACACCAGCAAGAGAAGTTTTTAAAAATATAGATGATGTTGATTTAAAAATTAGAATGAAAGCAAAAACAAGTGGTAAAATGCGTATTAAGTATATGCCATCTGGTAGCACAGTATTAGATCTTAGAGCATTTGTAAAAGAGTTTGAAATACAACATGGTTGTAAAGTTGATGCGTTGTGTATAGATTATATGGACTTGATGATGCCAAAAAACAAAAGAGTGTCGCCAAGTGATTTATTTGTGAAAGACAAATATGTATCAGAAGAACTGCGTAATCTAGCAGTTGAATTACAAATATTATTTGTTACTGCATCACAGTTAAACAGAGGTGCAGTTGAAGAAATTGAATTTGATCATTCGCACATAGCAGGCGGATTAAGTAAAATACAAACAGCAGACAACGTGATTGGTATCTTTACAAGTCGTGCCATGCGTGAACGTGGCAGATATCAAATACAGTTTATGAAAACTAGATCAAGTTCTGGTGTAGGTCAGAAGGTTGATTTAGAGTTTGATATAGATACGTTGAGAATACGTGACTTATCAGATGATGAGGAATACGAAAAGTTTAGTAAACAAAGGAGTACTATCTATGACAAAATGAAAAGGTCAAGTGAAGTAAGTCCAGCGGATACTAAATCACAGAGCGATGAAGACTTTGAATCTAGCACATTAGGAAAAGTTAGAGGCAAACCAGAAGGATCAAAACTTCGACAATTAATATCAGAAATAGACATGGAGGATGATGATGATTAAATTAATAACAATTATAATGATGTTTGCAACATCAAGTTATGCGGCAGATATCACAGTTGATATGTTAAACAAAAGAGATGATGGTGCTAAAATGGCATACTCGGAAGACATATCAAGAATTGATGTAGGCGATACAATTACTTGGGTATCCACATCCAAAGGGCACAATGTAGAATTTATAGCAGGCCCAGAAGGTGCTACATTACCAAAGAAAAGTAAATTGAACAAAGACGTTAGTGTAACATTTGATACACCTGGTGTTTACTTGTATCAATGTACACCACATAAGGGTCTAGGTATGATCGCACTAGTTGTTGTTGGCGGTGATACATCAAACAAAGATGATATCGCTAATGCTAAGACATTTGGTAAAAGTAAAAAAATATTACCTAATTTGATAAATCAATTATGATGACACTCGAGCAATATTTAAAAAAGATACCAGACTTTAAAGGTGCTAACTGGTTACTTAGAGTACCTTTGGGTGTTATTTTTATATTGCAAGGGTTACAGAAACTACCACTTGATGTATCAGACGCAGAGGCATTTGGATTACCTATGTCAGTTTGGTTCTTTGTTGCCTGGGGCGAATTCTTTGCAGGTGTAGGATTATTAGTCGGCGGTCTTACGATTGCACTTAAACCTGGCGTTGGTGATATGCTCACTAGATTTTCAGGTATAATTATGTGTGGTATAATGACAGGTGTTATATTAATATTAGAACCAGAAAGTTTATGGTATGTGTTGATGTATGAGCATTTTCATTTACTGCTTTACTGTGGTGGTTTATTTTTTGCATTGAGAGGAAATAGAGTAAAATGAAAGTTGGTTTTATAGGCGTAGGAAAATTAGGCCGAGATGTTACTGAAGTCATGGCAGAGTATCATGAAGTAACTGGATACGATATACAAGACATTGAAAAACCAAAAGGCGTCAATCTAGTAGATGCACCAGAACTATGTGTAATGGGTAATGATATTACATTTATAGCAGTACAAACACCGCATGATCCAAAATATGTAGGCGAATATCCTATTGCTGAATTAGAACCAAAAGATTTTGATTATTCGTATGTTATCAAAGTGTTAGATGACATAGCACCACACACACCAAAAGATCATCCTGTTGTTATAATATCAACTGTGTTACCAGGAACCACTAGAAGAGAATTTGCACCACGCATACCACAAGCAAATATAATTTACAATCCGTATTTTATTGCTATGGGTACTGTTAAAGATGATTTCCGCAATCCCGAGTTTCACACAATAGGAACTAGTGACGGAAGAGGATCAAAACCATTGAGAGACTGTTACGATGCAATATATGGTTGGGCCGGACCTAAACTGTGTATTGGCACATGGGAAGAATCAGAATCAACAAAAGTTTTTTACAATACATTTATATCTTTCAAACTAGCATACGTCAATATGATTCAAGATGTAGCACAGAGAACTGGACACATGAATTGTGACAAAGTAACAGATGCTTTAAAAAATGCAACAGATAGATTAATATCAACCAAATATATGAATTCAGGTATGGGAGACGGAGGTGGATGTCATCCACGTGATAATATTGCACTTAGACATCTTTCTCAAAAGTTAGATTTACCATACGACATATTTTCAGCAGTGATGCTGGCCAGAGATGGCCAAGCACGGGCCATTGCTGAATATTTGTGGGGTTTGGCACAAGCAATAAACACACCACACGTTATCATAATGGGTAAGTCATTCAAACCCAATGTGACAGACTCCACAGGTTCTGCTTCAGTACTAGTTGGCAATATAGTTGCTGATATGGGTGCTGAAGTAGATTATGATACTGTATTAGAAATTCCTGCAGTATATCTTATTGCACACCCAAATAAATTTAATGATTTAGAATTTGCAGAAGGTTCAGTTGTGGTTGATGTCAACAGACAGTTTCCACATCAAAAAGGAATCACTGTGATGCATTATGGCGATACACGTCCAGAAACACACTAAACAAAGTAATCATCATCTTCACACCAACGTCGATACACACCATTGTGTGCATATCTAGGAATCTTATACTGTATTAAAGTTTTAGGTACATAATTCCAAAGTTTGTTATCATGTTCTTTGTCTGATAACCCTTGTGAATGTTCATACGGAGAGAAACTAGAACGTTCACAAGGGTTCATGCCATATTCTCCCATCACATGATGGATCCACAATAAATGATCTGCATTGAACAAATAGTTGAAACGCAAATCAAAATTTTGTGATTGTGATGTCGACGGAGATTGAGGAACTGTTTTGTCAGTAGGCTTACGAACCACTAAGACTTTGCAATACTCTTCTGGGTCGTCTACTTGATTACAAAAATGGGGCCATGCATAATCACTGTCTGAAACTGAAAGTATTGTACCATCATTTCTAGTTGCCCAGTGATCAAAGTCTTCCGAATACACACCCTCTAGGTTAGGACTTGTACCTAACCTAGGAGCAAAAACTGCCAATTTAAGATGTTCAATCAAAGCGATCATAATTCTATTTAACAAGCCTTATAATCTCAGCATATCTTCTGTGTGCCTCTGTTTTTGATGTACTTGGATCACACACGGGATTGCGATTGAGTTGTCTCTTAATTCGGTCGAAGTTAATTGTTTCGGATTGTGTTGGTCTTGAAAACCAACTGCGGATTTGCTTTAGCATAAGAGCCTCCTTTTGCCTTGTTTGCTTTATTTTTGCCTAACTGTTTTTACAAACAGTAATGTTATTTATCTCGATCAAAATTTTATTAATTGATATTGACATTTTTTTCTTTGCACCATTGATCGATTGAATATGCTTTAAACTTGTTTACTTCTACATGATCAGAACCGTTACGATATTTTACTTCTCCTTGCCCCCATATGATATCATACTTTGAATGTGACAACGGTTTTTTGATTACAACGTCAATGTATTCTGAGTTATCAACACCTAGTGTTGCAAAGGTCACATACTTGCCTCCATGACCTTTATACACTCTGCCATTTGCAATCATGCCAGCAAACTCTACATAGTCGCCCCAAGTGTTCTGCACATACATACCAGGCACAAAATCTTTGCGTGACCACCAACCAAATTTTTTATACTGATACACAGGATCATCTATTACATCAGACTTTGATTTGGTTCTTTGAAACAGTCCATGTTGCTTGGCTTCATTCTTGTGTACCCATCTACGATAAGATCCTTGTGCGTGTTTCAAACAGGCATCCCAAAACTGTTTTGGATTGTGTGCTTTTTGATATGCCAATGCCCATATCAGTCTGCCAAGATTAACTGCGTGTGCTCTACACAAACCAAATCCACTCAATGAATTGAGAGCATCAATGGCTTGTTGTTTTTGAGGATGATTACCTAATTTTTTAATGAAGTCAATTATTTTATCTTCTTTGCGTTTGGCAAATGCTCTGCGATACATATCTGCTTCATAGTAATCAACACCAATCAACGATGCTATACGTTCAATAGCATCATCTTCATACACCACAGTATCTGTTTGTCTTTCACGTGACCAGTCCATAAACATGGATGCAGTTTTACGTCCGCTGGTAGCAACGGGTCTTATCAGTGCAGTTGCAAACACACAATCATACACACTGGTTGGTTTGACTGCTTTGAACAGTTTACTCATAGCAGGCGACTCTGCCTGTGTAACACCCAATACATCACCACGACACAGTAACTTGGATGTTTCCTCATCTGTTTCTGGATAGTCGGTGAGTGCCATTGGAGATATATCTACCAACTGCGACAGTCCGCGATTTGCTAGTATGTCTACTTTTAAATGTTCTAAATCTTCAACTTCATTTTTGTCTAACAGTATTTGATTGTCTTGTGAAAACAAACTTTTAGGCAACTGTCGTGTGAACATTAATATACCGCCACAATGTTTTGATATACATCTTTTTTTGCCTAGTAATTTTTTTTCTATACGTTTTGCTTCTGCTACATCAACATCATAATCTTCGTACTTGAATCCACGTGGCAAGTTTCCTTTTACACCTAGTCTTTTGAGTGCTTCACGTTTAGCAGACTTTTCTTTGTACATCACATAGTTTGATATCCTTGCTGACTTGCCTGGCCATTTTTTAAATATTCTTTCCATAACCTCTTCTTGTTTGTGATGAGGAAAGTCTATGTCAATGTCAGGTAAATCATCTCGCAAAGGATTCATAAATCTTGCAACAGGTATATTCCATTTGATTGGATCAACATCAGTTATGCCTAACAGATAACAAATCAAACTACTGCCTGCTGAGCCTCTTGTCATGTGTGTTATATCTGTTGTAAGATCAAGTATGTCACACACTTGTAAAAAATATTGTGTAAATCTTTGATTAAGAACTAATTCGAATTCTTCTGCTAGTCTATCTTGGTAATCTTTTCCGGGTGGGACTGTTCTTTTGAATCTATCAAGTAACGCCTGTATATCACTTTGTTCGGACATTGTATCTGCCTCCTTTTGCCTTGTGCCTAAAGTGATATTTATGTCGATGTTTTTTATCTACTATACAATATGGCGTTTACCTTCTACTTCAATACCAATTTCGCCATTGTTAAATTTTTGATCAATTTTCACATTAGTGTCTTTTCTAATTTTAAACATTGTTTTAAAAACGTCCCAATGTCCTGTGTCTAGATAAAATATTGATGTTCGGTACTTCATTCCAAATCTAAAAAACACAAAGGAATCTTTTTCAACATCGAAATCAAATTTAATTGCTGTGTCTTTATTCCATTCCATATCAGCAAAACTTGTTACCTCTGTTCCATTTGTTGTCATTGTGCCTTTATTAACATCAACCCAGCATTTGGCAACACATCGTGCATCATCATACAAATTTTTATTATAAGTGATATTCATTACATCAACATTATCGTCTTGTAGGTTAAACATAGGATACACTATGTTTTTTAATTTTTGTAACCATTCAAGATCCGTAGATACACCAGGATCAATTAAAATATTTTTTTTCGGATTGGGCCAATTATTTGGTTCCCTTTCAAAATCAAAACCTGATTGTGTTTTTGTTACATATACTTCTGTTATAAATTCACCTGGTAACGCTATCCACGTAGGAGGTTTCCAATCTGTTACTCCATATGGTAGAAATAAGTGGCATCCTTCGTCCCATATTCTATTTCCAAGCATTTCATGGAATATTATATCTGGTGTTGGGTTCAAAGGGTTTTGGTATAAATTTTCTACAATAATATTTCTTAGATCAATGTTTTTATTCAAACATTGTTTTGCGATGTCGTATGCTGTCTTGGACCCTTCATATGCAATTAAAGACTTAGGGTCAAAGCCTATTGCAATTGAACTAAGTACACCTAATCCAGTTCCAATCTCGACACAGTCTTTATCTTTAATACAGTTTGCTAAAGATTTTAAATACCACATATTACGCAATTGGTCATTTTGCAAATTGAGATATCTTTCAATCAAATCTTTGTAGTCTCGCAAACGGCTTCCGCCTAATGTTATGATCTTCATAAACTATCCCTATCTATTTTTTGCGTTTTTTTTTGTTCAGAGATAATTTTTTTACGTTCATGTATTCGCCACCAACTGGTACATCTTTTGTTGCATTTTGTTTAGTAACAATTCCTACACCAGCCGCTTCATTCTTCTTTTTCTTTTTAGTTTTTTTCTTCATGGAGTTTATGAATTTTCTATATACTGCCGCTGGGCCTGCCTTACCTGCCGCTTTGGCTCTTTGCTCCATGGCAACCGCCGCTTGTATTTTGTGTGCGTGTGAACGTCCGGACTTTCTAATTTTTGACACACTTGATCTTGCAGTGGCTTCATCTTTAAAGCCTAGTCCATGTATTGTGCCTTTTGGATCCTCATCAGTGTATAGATCAGAATGTTTTTTGGACTTTCTTTTCTGTCCTTTTTTGCGAGGTATTCTTTTGCCTTCAAGTATTATTTCGGTTATTTTCATAACCATATTTATTACGATAATTATTAATATGCAAACTTTAAAATACAATGGCATGGAAGTAGAACTTGTAGATGGTATGGGTTCAGATCTGTCTGTTGTGAATGCCGCAAGGGTATCGTTTGCCAAACGCAAAGAAGAACTTACAGACAACGATGAAGGCTTAATCAAGTACTTGGCAACACACAATCACTGGTCACCTTTTGCTCATGCATCCATGCAGTTTAGAATAAAGGCTCCGGTATTTGTAGCAAGGCAATTGGTAAAACATCAAGTTGGTTTGGTGTGGAACGAAGTGTCCCGCAGGTATGTAGATGATGATCCAGAGTTTTATCAACCGGAGGAATGGAGAGGTCGTGCTGAAGATAAAAAGCAAGGTTCCTTAGACGTTGCGGTATCAAACAACACAAACTTACAGGCTTACTATGCCCAGTACACCAAACAATGTTTTGATACTTATAAAGCAATACTAAGCGACGGTGTTGCACCGGAACAGGCAAGAATGGTATTACCTCAGTCAATGATGACCGAATGGTATTGGTCAGGTACACTATACGCCTTTGCTAGAGTGTGTCAATTG